ACATTAAAAATTATATTGGAGAAAATGGACATCTTTTAGAACCCGCAAGTGTTGGTTTAAATGAACATCAAAGAGTTGATAGGTCTGTAAGAAACTGTTCTATTTTTTCTGTAGAAAAACCATATTGGTTGACACAAATATTAAATTCTTATGTACACGAAGTTAATCAATCCGTTTTTAAATTTGATTTGACCACATGGCATAGTGATTTGCAATACATTTTATATGAAGGAAAAGGTTCTGGATATATGTGGCACTGTGATAATGAAGCTGAAGTAAATGAAACGGGTGTTCGCAAATTGAGTTTAGTACTATCTCTTAGCGATCCTAATGAATATGAAGGTGGCGAGTTTCAAATTATGTTGAATGCAAATCAACGTATGGAAACTTTTAAATTTCAATTAGGCGAGTGTATTATATTTCCATCAACTTCTCTTCATCGGGTAAGACCTTTAAAGAGTGGTAAAAGATCTGTTATTGTTGGTTGGTATGGTGGTCCAGATTTTAGATAAATAACTAAAAACTGACGAAGTATAGAACATTAAAATGGATAACATAAAGATTAGATGCCGCTCCTGTAGTAGGGAGTTGGAGGGGCATCCAAGCAAAACAATTTCTTGTGGTTGTTCTAATATGGCAACTATTCGTGGTGACAAAGTCTCAGCTGTTGACTTATCGCAGATTGTTATGTTAAATTTTGCTTATTCTAAAGAAAATGGAAGAGTTTTGACTCAACAAGATATTGAGTGGCAAGAACAAAGACGGCAAAGAAAAGTTCGCAAATTGGACTTTGAAGTTCGATAAAATTTGGAGAGAGTCCGGTTGGTCGAGGACACCGCCTTGAAAGCGGCTGAGGGTAACACCTTCGCAGGTTCGATTCCTGTTCTCTCCGTGTTAGGAAATGAACACAAAGTTGATATTTTTAAACCAGTGTCTAATATAGCTAGTGTGTAGTTTGGGACGTATTCATGGACGAAAACACCTATAATAATTGGGTGAAGATTAAGGAAACCTTTGAAGCATCTGGTAATACTGACAACTTCTTTTATAAAAGAGCTTGTGCTATAGTTATTGGCAAACCAGATCCTCTTGATAATATGATGAATAATAAAGATGACGCACAGAATGGATGAAATTAAACCTGGACATTATGCGACAAAAGAAGAAGTTCAGGAGATGATTGATGCTGCCATACGAAAGCATAATCGTAATGCTTCAATTATCTCTATGTGTGTTGGGTGGGTTGTTCTTGCACTTTTTGCTGAGGGTCTTCTTCGACTTATTGGAATAGTTCCCCCGTTATTGCCATGGTTAAAAATAACACTTTAAATAGGAGAAACAATGAGTAGATTTGAAGATTTTACTGACAAAGAAAAACGTATGTTTGCTGAAGCACTTTGGAGACGCCAAAGATGTTTTGTTGCTGGTGATAGGATGTTCAGAGATTATGAAAAAGTTTTGAATGAAGTTTTAGAAGAAATTGATTATATTCCAGGAAGAGTAATATGAAAGTAGGAATCATTGGTTTAGGGAGAATGGGCGAGGGTATGTCTCGTCGCATGATCAAAGCAGGTATCGAAGTTCATGGATATCGTAACAACTATAAAAAATCTGAAGAGCAATATGAGAAGGGTTATATCAGTGGATGTACCACTTCTATTGAAAGCCTTGTTCGAGTAGTTCATAGTGGTCTGGGAGTTCTAACAAACGATGCTGCCAAATCTCCAGGCATCTTCATGATGGTTGTACCAGCAGAAACTGTAGAGGACACACTAAATGAGTTATTACAATTTTGTGTGGAAGGCGATATTATTATTGATCATGGCAATTCCAATTTTAAAGACTCTAGACGCAGGGCAGAACGGTTATCTAAACTTGGCATCGCGTATATTGACTGTGGTACTAGTGGTGGTGTTTACGGTCTGGAGCGTGGATACTGTCTTATGGTTGGTGGTGCAAATACTGCAGTATCCGTCTGCGCTCCTATCTTTAGGGCACTCGCACCAGGTATCGGATCTGCCCCTCGTACAAATCCAACCAGTCGTGCAACATCTGCAGAGTATGGTTGGTTGCATTGTGGACCACCAGGTGCAGGGCATTTTGTAAAGATGGTTCATAACGGAGTCGAGTATGGAATCATGCAAGCATACGCAGAAGGATTTAATATCCTGCATGAAGCTAATGCTGGCAGCAAGTACGTCAAGGCAGGTGATGCTGAGGTGGCTCCGATGGAGAATCCGGAAGATTATTGTTATGACATTGACTGTTCTGAGGTGGCTGAGTTATGGCGTCGTGGTAGCGTGGTTGGTAGTTGGTTACTTGACCTTACCGCTGATGTATTACGCGGCAATAGAGAACTTGGCAAATTCGATGGGGGAGTTAGCGATAGTGGTGAGGGTCGTTGGACTCTTCACGCTGCTGTGGATCTTGGTGTTCCCGCACCTGTTATATCTACCGCACTATTTGAGAGATTCGGATCAAGAAGATTAGGTGCATTTGCAAACCGTGTTTTAAATGGAATGCGATATAAGTTTGGTGGCCATGACGTTCGCTGATGTCTTACTTTGGGGAGCAATACCCTTTGTATTATCCACAATATATTTCGGGGTACGAAAAGGTGAAAATGACTACTATGACTCAGACGACTATGATGGAAATGGAACAGCTCACTAGACGCATAGTTATCTTTGGTGCTACTGGAGATCTATGTAAAAGAAAACTTATTCCTGCACTCTTTCAATTGTGGAAGAAAGAACTTCTTCCTAAGGAACTATTAATTGTTGGTGCTTCTCGCAGAGAGCATACCAGGGAATCGTGGTTAGAGCATCTTGGTGATTATCCAATAGAGTTTACACATTGGTTAGATTTTAGATCTTGTGATCTTGATAACCAGGATAGTCTTTCTGTTCTTCATGATGAAAGTGTAGATACAACTTATTTCTTATCTGTTCCACCAGAGAGATACGAAAATGCTATCATTAATCTCAAAGAAGCTGGGTTCTTGGATGACCCAGATCACTCCAGAGTGGTTATCGAAAAACCCTTTGGGTACGATTATAAATCTGCTAATCATCTACAGTCAGTGGTGGGCAGGTATCTACGCGAGAAGCAAGTTTATCGCATTGACCATTATCTTGGTAAAGATACTGTCAATAATATTCTTGCTACCCGCTTTGGGAATATACTTCTTGAACCACTTTGGAATAGGCAGTATATAGAAGAGATTCAAATTTTTGCAACTGAAACACTTGGTTGTGAAGGTCGAGCACAATATTATGATACTGCAGGTGTTGTAAGAGACATGTTGCAGAACCATATGCTTCAAGTTTTGTCTTTGATTGCTATGGATGCACCTTGCAGGATGGACGCAAAAGAGATTCGCAGAGAGAAAACAAAAGTTCTTGCTGCAACCAGACTTGGAAAAAAGTTTGTCACTGGTCAGTATGAAGGATATAGAAATGAACAAGGTGTAGGTACAGATTCAGTGACTCAAACTTTTGTTGCTGGCGACATTTATGTAGATAACTGGAGATGGGAAGGTGTTCCTTTCTATTTCATGACTGGTAAGAAAATGCCTTATCAATGTGTTGAGGTTGTTGTCAAACTCAAAGCACCACCTGTTGGATTATTTGAAGGAGAGACACCAGGTCGTATCGTAATGCGACTACAACCACATGCTCACCTTGATATTCAAATTGATGTGAAGTCTCCTGGACTTGGTGAGGATGTTGAGAAAGCAACATTGACACACCGTTATCCTGATTGGTTAGGTGTAGATGGTTATGAAAAATTATTCTTTGATGCAATCAACAACGATCAATCTCATTTTGTTCACTCTGATGAAGTGACTGAATCTTGGAGAATTGTTGATGATCTTCTTTGCACTGGTGACAAATGCCCTGTAAGAACTGCTCCCTACATTTATAAGGAAGGTTCTTGGGGTCCTACTCATAAAACAAATTTGATTACCGATTGGGACTATCCAGCATAACCTATGGACGAAGACGAGAAGAGAGAGTTCTATAAGGGACTTCGAGAACGAATAAAGCAACTTAGGATGGAACATTTGTTTGAGGAACCTTGCCCACTTTACGAAGAAGAAGATGATGATTCATAAAGTCGCACACTTTGCTGCTTGGACTTTAAATAATCCCTGGACACTGACACCTATGTGTATGGCACTGGTTTTCGTTCCTATTCTGGGAATGTGGGCAGTCCACAAATATGGATGGGAACATTGGGCACCATTTGACAAAAAACATAAGAAGTAGTATAATTACTTCTGTTGAGATCACTCAACTGCTGCATTCCCCTTGGTAGTTCAGGAATGGAGGCGATAGGAACTGCCGTTACGGAATGTAGCTCAGTTTGGTAGAGCACTGCTTTTGGGAAGCAGTGGCCGCAGGTTCGAATCCTGTCATTCCGATTGCCAGTTTATACTGGCACACTTGACTACATAGTCACAACACCTTATAATAACTGGGTAAATCAAACATAGCAATGGCACTGACCGAAAAATTCAAATCGAAAGATCTCAGCATTCTCCGTGCTGCGTCTAATGGTGATTTTTTCCTTGATGTAAAAAATCCGAAACTTTATAAAAAGGTTCGTCGATATTATGAATCTGTAGGAGTAGTTTTTTCTGGCGAAGATCCTCTTGGGGATTACGAAGCTCTAATGGATTACATCTATCAAGATCTTGAAGTTGTTGAAGTGGGTTGATGAAAGTTGTGAAAAAACCAAACGTTCTTCTTGAGCGTTTTCCTTATCGTTATGTTCAAGTCGGCACTCTGGAAATTAATGGCAAACCAGATTGTCGCATCCAAAAAGTAGATTCATATACTGGTCGATATCGTGATATGTATCTTTGTGATAATGAAATGCAGTTGATGACTGCCATGGAAGATCACGATTATACATGTTGGTTAGACCCTGATATGATTCCTGCTTATGCTAAAGATAATGTGAAGTCTCCATATCAAGTCGCGGAGTGACTTAAAACCTGCCCTGGTCGGTTGAAGGAACCCCTTCATTCCCGAAGTTTCTTACTTCTTTCAAAAGTAAGTGGTGGAGTCATTGACCTCCTTAGAGTTTACTGCCTCTCTCAAGGGCAGTTGGTGCGGATGGGGTTTTTATACTCCCGCCCTGTTTCTTGCTTCAGGTCAAAGAGCAAGTGGCGTGCATGAAAAGACCATATGAAGCAGGGTTGCATAAACCCTGCTTTTTTTGTATAATGTAAAAAAATAAACTTATAAATGAAAATCGCCCTAATTACGGGTATTACTGGACAGGATGGATCATACCTAGCAGAACTTCTTCTTGAGAAGGGATATGAAGTTCATGGTATTATTCGCCGTTCTTCTTTAATTAATACCCACCGAATTGATCATATTTATCCACAATTACATCTTCATTATGGAGATCTGACTGATTCTACTAACTTGGTGAGAGTTATTCAGCAGGTTCAACCAGATGAGATTTATAATCTTGGGGCTCAGAGTCATGTAAAGGTATCGTTTGAGATGCCTGAGTATACTGGTCAGACAGACGCTTTAGGTACTCTTAGAGTTCTTGAGGCAGTTCGTCTTCTGGGTATGGAAGATAAGGTTCGTATTTACCAAGCATCTACTAGCGAACTCTATGGTAAGGTGCAAGAGATTCCTCAAACAGAAACCACACCTTTCTATCCACGTTCTCCATATGGTGTTGCAAAACTGTATGGATATTGGATAGTAAAGAACTATCGTGAGTCATATGGAATGTATGCGTGTAGCGGTATTCTTTTCAATCATGAATCTCCAAGACGAGGTGAGACATTTGTAACTCGTAAGATTACAAGAGCACTCAAAGCAATCTCCGAAGGCAAACAAGATTGTTTGTATCTTGGCAATCTTGATGCACTTCGTGACTGGGGACATGCCAGAGATTATGTTGAGGCGATGTGGTTGATGCTTCAGCAAGATAAACCTGAGGATTTTGTGATTGCCACAGGAAAACAATATTCTGTTCGTCAGTTTGTTGAAGAGGCAGCACCTAATTTTGAGATGCTTATTCGTTGGGAAGGTGATGGACTGAATGAAGTTGGAATTGATGTGGAAACTGGAAAAGTAGTTGTTAGAGTTGACTCTAAATATTTCCGACCTGCTGAAGTTGAAACTTTACTGGGTGATGCCACTAAGGCAAAAGAAGAACTGGGTTGGACACCTAAAACTTCGTTTAAAGAATTAGTTGATGAGATGTGTCGTTATGAGTCATACCATGAATAGTCAAAGTAGAGTTTATGTTGCTGGCAATACTGGACTGGTAGGATCAGCAATCGTCCGTATGCTCCATTGGAAAGGATATACTAATATTCTTTCTTCACCATCTTCTCATTGGGATTTACGTCGTCAGGAAGATGTTGAGAGATTTTTTCAAATTAATCAACCAGAATACGTCTATCTTGCTGCTGCAAAGGTTGGTGGGATTGGATCCAATAGTGATTATCCGGCACACTTCATCTATGATAATTTGATGATTCAATCAAATATCATTCATGCTGCCCGTAAGTTTGGTGTTAAGAAACTCCTGTTTCTTGGTTCTTCATGCATCTATCCAAAGATGTGTGAACAACCAATCAAGGAAGAGTATCTGATGACAGGTCCTCTTGAACCCACGAATGATGCCTATGCAATTGCAAAGATTGCTGGCATCAAAATGTGCCAAGCATATCGTAAGCAGTATGGATTCAATGCAATCTCTTTGATGCCTACTAACTTGTATGGTCCTAATGATAACTTTGATTTAGAGTCATCTCATGTTCTTCCTGCGATGATTGCAAAATATCATTATGCAAAGACCGATGGATATACTATTGATATGGGTGGTCCTTGGTGGCCAGATGTAAAACTTTGGGGAGATGGATCGGCACGGAGAGAGTTTCTTCATGTTGATGACCTTGCCGAAGCATGTTATACTTGTATGAAAGATTATGATTCTTCAGAACCAATTAATGTTGGAACAGGAGAAGATATTACTATCAAAGAACTTGCGGGTATTGTTTCTGATGTAGTGGGATGTCCAAGTCAAACAGTATGGGATACTTCCAAACCGAATGGAACTCCAAGAAAAGTTCTTAATGTAGATAAGATTAAATCTCTTGGGTGGAAACCAAAAATTTCTCTCAAAGATGGAATTAAAACAACTTATGAGTGGTATAAAGATCAATGAAATTTCTGACTTTTCTGAATTCTGGGTGTCATGATATTTGTTTGAATATGCTGAAGTCTGCTGAGAAAGTGGGTATCAACATGGATGACTTTATTATTGCATGTATGGATGAAGATGTTTATAACTCTTTTATTCTTAGGGGGTATAAAGGTGCTTTTCTTTATATGAATAGTAATTTAAAAGAATATCAGGATTGGACATTTAATAGTAATAGTGGATTTAGGAACGTAGTTAGACATAAATGGAAAATTATCAGTCAGGTTCATAGAGAACATCCTAATCTTATGTGGGTTGATACTGATATTGTCTTTAAAGAAAATCCTGTAGAACTTCTTACAGGTCATGATGAAGTACTATTTCAAACTGATGCTCCTGGATCTACAATCTGTACTGGATTTATGGTATTTAATGAAACTTCTGAGTGCCGTCAATTGATTGAAGAATGTGGTGCAGACGAAAGTGATGATGATCAGTTGATTATGAATCGTATTGGTCTTTCTAAGTATCATGATAATATTGCATTATTGTCAGAAGATTTGTTTCCAAATGGTAATGTTTATTATCAGCAGGGTAAAAAAGAAAACGCCATGATTGTTCATAATAATTGGATGGTCGGTGTGGAAACTAAAATTAATAAGTTTAAGGAGGAAGGATTGTGGTTTATTTGAATGAAGATTATCTGAGACCAAAGTCTCTTACACCAACATATCCTCCTTATCATCAAGGAGAGTATCTGGAAGAATATTTTTATAGTCGCTATCAACAATTAAAAGATAAACCAGAACGAGAATATATTGATATTTTTTGGTCAAATATTTTTTGCAATAAAGTTTGGGCAGGACAACCATACCCAGATTTGCAGAATCTTCTTTATGAAACATTGAGTTCTGATGGTAAGTATTTCACAGTCTGTCAGCAAGATGATGGACCTTTTGAGGACTTTCCAGAAGACACTATGATTTTTTCTGCTGGTGGTAATCGCAAAAAAGGTAATGTAATTCCTATTCCACTGGTTTGTTCTTCTATTTCTGAGGTTTCTAAACAGGAGCACAAATACTTTGCTTCCTTTATTGGGTCTAATACCTACTGGGTTAGGACTGATATGGTAAAAGCATTTCGTGGTAAGGATGATTGTCTCGTCAAAGCAGGAAATTGGGATATTAATGTTGGAGAAGAGAAACTGAATAACTTCCTTGATGTTATGTCTGCCTCTAAGTTTTCTTTGTGTCCTAGAGGATATGGAACTACTAGTTTCAGGCTTTATGAATCATTACAACTTGGAACAGTTCCTGTTTATATTTCCGACGATCATGCACTTCCTTGGTCTGATGAATTGGACTGGGAAGAATTTTGTGTTATAATTGATGATGATCATATTGGAGATACCTACAATATTTTGAAGAATATTTCTGATGATACATATAATGAGATGTTGAAGAAGGGTCAAGAACTTTATCAAGATTATTTTTCCCTTCAAGGTGTCTTTGAAAACATTATGAAGAGGGTTTGATGAAAGTAGCTATGATTTCTGGATATTCTATTGAAGAATATCATAAATTCGGTAAAGAAAGATACTGGTCAACTCCGAAAGGAGTATACGATGCTTTTGTGGACAATCCTAACGTCACTGAAATTAGACAATATCCAGTTCCAAGAGGAGATTCTTACGGAATTTTAGAATTGAAAAAAGACTGTGACTCGGGAAATTTTTTCCCAGATATTATTTTTTATATGTCTTGTGGTCCAGCAGATTGTGACAAGTATTTTAATAAAGAAAATTTTCCAAAGAGTAAGTTGGTTGTTGATTGTGGAGATGAACCACAAACATTTCACTATAATGTTCAAAGAACTGAAAATGCTGACTTAATACTTACTCCGGATGTTGAATGTTATTTAAAATATAAATCGATGGGATATGATTGTATTTTTACATCACATTGGACTGATCCTAAAATATTTTATCCGTCACTGACAAGTTATACTCCTTTTGATGTTGTGACTTCTATGTATGGTAATCGTGGAGAAGTTGTTTCATATTTGCAAGAAAATCTAGGAGATTCTTTTTATTTGAAAAATAATTTAAAGGATATTGAGAATGGAGATTTGTATAGAAATGGTAAAATAGTATTTCAAAAAGCTAGATATGGTGAAGTAACCAGAAGAATTTTTGAAGGAATGTCTTGCAAAAAGATGGTCATTACTGATAGATTATCAGAATCAAAACAATTAGATAAAATTTTTAAAGAAGATCATGAGATAGTTTTTTATTCGACAAAAGAAGAGGCTCTTGAAAAAATAAACTATTATTTGAATAATCCTACTGAAAGAGAAAAAATTGCTGAAAATGGATATAATAAAGTCATAGAG